ATCACATCACAAATAAAAAGCCTGCATTCGGGGGATAACCGAACACAGGCTGAACGTTAAGTGAGACATGAGGGATTTGAAGTCTATTAATTTGATGAAGTATCACCGATTAACGATGTAAAGAAGTTATCAACAATCGACTGATACTCATTTTCTTTAGCATTGGTAGTATGAGTATAGACCGACTTCATAACAATATCGGTAGACCAACCGCCAAGCTTTTGTATGTACTCACTGGGAACGCCTAAATCATTCAAAGTGGTTGCAAATATGTGGCGGAGCTTATGGAACGTGATGTCAAAGCCGTTATCGTTCATAAGCTGCTTAAAGTGTTTCCTGATATATTCATACTTTAAATTCACAATAAAATCATCGTCACTCTGATGAGGGACTTGTCTAATCAGATTCAGAATATACGGAGGAAGTAAATTTGTACGTGTGCTTTCTACGGTTTTGTTTTTTTCTCGGAGAACGTCTTTATTACCGAGATAGATTTTAGCACGACAGACTGAAATATGTTTACCGTCAACTGATATATCCTTGAATTTAAGTCCTCGGACCTCACTGATCCTGAGTGAAAGCCACATAGCAAGCAGACAGGGCAATTCAAGCTCAGTACCGATAATTACTTTAAGAACTGCATCGGCAGAGGGAATAACATATTTTTTAGGTCTGCTTTGAGGGACGGTGATTTTCTTGAAGTCCAGCTCGACACAGTGAAGCTCAAGAACAGTTTTCAACAAAGAAACCGCCGATTTTATGGACTTTCTGCCAAGTCGTTCAGAATCAATATTAACAGCTTTCTGAATATCATTAACAGTAAGCTCAGATACAGGAATATTCTTAATAAGCTGTAGTCTCGAATTTTTGATGATGTTATAGCCTTTTATCGTGGACGGCGAAAGGATATTATCTCTTGAATCTATGTAAAGAGAGAACGCTTGTTCGACCGTAAGTTCTTCGGGTACGTGCCGATCGGAACGCATTGAAGCTTTAACATACTGCATATCCTGTTCAAGGCGTGAAAGCTTATCAGATATATCAAGTATCAGGTTTTCAAGTTCCTGCATTATTCAAGACCTCTTTCTCTAAGATATTTGAGAATAGCGTTTCCGTTTGCGTCAGCCTGTTCTTTCAACGTCTTGTACTTTGGATTTAATGTTTTCCCTTTTCGGGATTCATTAATGTTAGAAAGGAAATTATCAACACCGACAATATCAATGTAAGTGCTGATAGCTCCGCTGAGCTGATTATCAACATAGTTCAATAGGTTCTCTATCCTGTAATCGTGCTTAGGCTTATTGAAGATAGAACGAGATTCAGCGGAACGTATGAACTTCAACCAATAAGGGGCGGTGTCGGCACGTCTTTTATTACTATCAACACTCGGAACAATATACCTCAGATATTGATTGAGTACGTCAAAGTAGCTTTTCTCAATAGAAGATTTGAGCATAATGAATCCGACGGCGTTTTCCTGACGGAGCTGTAATTCACAGCGAATCCAGTGATCAAGGTATTCTTCGGCATGCTGTTCTTTGAGCTTATCATAAATTCTGATAAACACAGAAGATTTATTACTGCCGTGACAAACAGATGAACCTTTAGAACCCTTAATAACATTCCAGTCCTTAAAACGTGAAACATAGTTTTCAAAAAGCGTTTCAGTACAGAGATTATCAATATCAAGTACACCCTCAAAATCGTCATAGGCAACATCAAGGCGCGTAAGGTTCATTTTACGCTTGTCAGCGTCCAAAGAATAATTTTTAAGTATCAAATCAAAAATCTTGTCATAATCGGCGGAAGAATATTCTTCCCAGTTTCTGAGACCTTTACCTGACATTTCAACACAAACGCCCTGATCGCCGTGAGCTTTGGTGTAGCCGTCATAGTAAATAGCGATACCGTCATAGTAGAGAGACTTCTTATAGAAGTATCGTCCTTTTTCATGTTCGGTAAAGCGGACAGTATCGGGACGGAAGTCAAGCAGGTCAAGCACTTCATTAACAGTATGAATTTTAGTTGTGAAAGAAAGCCAGTCGTAAATTATTTCATTCTGAGGTTTAATTTTCATAATTTTCTACTCCTTTTGATTCTTTACCGTGAAGCTGACGTTCAATCTCGGACTTAACGAAAGGATTCAAAGTATCACGCAAGTAAACCTCAAGACAGAAAGTGCAGAGAGTGGATTTGATAACGCCATACCTAAAATCACAAAGTTTACTCTTTTTGCCGCATGAAGGGCACATAAATTCTTCAACTGTTCTTGCCATAACAGTGACCTCATTTCTTTATTATTTTTTTGTTTTGTACGTTGTACCCACCTGATTAGCACAGGTGGGTTAATGGCATTCAAGGATTTTCAGTTGATTTCAGTTTCGGGCAGGGTCGAGGGCAGCCCCCAAAGGGGCAGCCCCTCAACCCTGCCGACGTCTGCGCTGAGCCTTCTTGAATGCCTTTTGACTTTCTTTGCTTCCGTCAAAATATTCTGATGTAGTTCCTTGATTTCTGAGTATCTCTTCATCGCTTAAATACTCCTTTGTAAGAAGTCCTTTGATAAGATTTGATGTATCATACAATTCTCTGTAGAAGTCCTTTTGAATGAGAACAGTCGTTTCAATTGGGCGCATGGGATAAAGCCTGTTGAGCTGATGCGCTTCGTATTCGTCAATATCGTAAGTCAGAGCGGTAAGCTCTCGGCTGAAAGGATGCTTTCCACTACAGCTGCACTCAGTCACGGTTGCCGTTATGTCTCTGATCTGCTTGTCAAGTAAATTGAAACGCTGCACAGTTGCATAAATCATCAATCTGCGCTTGCGGACTTGGCAAAGATGCTGAAATAAAGGCTTCGGAACACTGTTCTTACCGCTTGAAAAGTCTCGGCTGTTAAACAGTGTTCCTATCTCGTCAATAAGAATAAGACTGTTAGGAGGAGCGTTCAAAATGTCCTGCGCCGTATTCAAGGGTAAAATCTTTGTGTGCTTCGGAAAATGTTTCAGCTCATAATTGGTAACAATAGTTACTTGCGGATATTTACGAGCTATCGTGTAAGCTTTTACCGTTTGGAGCATGGTCTTACCTTGTCCGAATTTACCTGTAAAAAGATGTATTCCCCAGCCGTCAAAAAGCAGACGTTTACGGTAATGAAAGTGTATCAGATGATCGTATATCTGATAGTAAAGATACATTGGAAAAAGGAACGTTTTCTTAAAAAATAGTGAGACAAGATACATCACAAACCTCCTCGAAGTCCATGTCTAAGCAAACTGTATGTGAACTTTGTGAACCAGTAAAGAAACCACAAAGCAGCAAGGAACTGTAAACACTGCATAAAAGCTTCATACTTGTGTATCGGAACATAATCCAGATCACAGCCAAGAATCAAAAAAAGCTGATGTATCGGGTTGTCGGGGTTCGGCTTCATCAGCTGAGGAAGAGTTTGTATCACTTCCCCCGCTTCGGTTATCACTTCTCTCAGATTGTCCACTTTCGATCACCTCGCTTTCTGTTGTAAGTATGTCGGGGAGATTCTCTGCGCTCCCTCTGACTTTCACTCGTTCTTCTCTCTTGTGCCACTTGATAACATCAACCAAGAACACAAAAAACGAGCCGATCGCTCCGAGCGAAACGCAAAGGAGCAGAAAACTTAACATAAGTTGTATCAATGCCATTTTTTTCACCTCATATATCGAATAGATCGCAAACAAATCCTATTACTACAGCTAAACATACTGTACCGAGTAAAGCCTGCATTATCGTAAAACTGAAAGGCTCGAACGTTAATCTTGTATTCAGCAGCTTTATCGCTAATTCTATCAACATTTTAATATCTGCCATTTTTAGCACCTCAAACGCCAAGAAGCATATCAATTATAGTTTTTAAAAGACCGAATGTAAAAGAAAGAACATATTTTGACATAACGGCAAAAATAAGCAAACCGATAAACCAAAAAATAAAATTCTCAGTAAATTCATCAGAAGTAAAAGAAAGTTTATCGAAAACGCCGTCAACAAGAGTTTTACCGTTATCAACAAAAGAATCTTTAGAAAAATTAAGAATATCAAGAATAAAATCAAAGAAGCTGCCAAAGGTAGTAGCGTAAAGCTTATTTAGCAAATGAATGAAAACTGCATAAAGATGACTGTAAAAGCCTAAAACAAGATCAATAAAAGAATCTGTTTTTTCAACAACAAAATCAATTAAAGTTTTTTGAACATTATCTACATTTTCTTCGCCAAAAAGAAATGAAAAAAGATAATAAAGAAGTCCGGCACTCATTTAAAAAACCACCTTTAAAATACCAATGACAACACATGTAGTAAGACCGAGGACAACAACAGATTGGAAATTTTTGGGGAAATAACCGAATACGGTATTGACGAAACGGAAAAACGAACTAAAATTCAATGATAATTGATTAATGTCAGAAGAAACAGAATTTTGAGATTTATAATATTTATCCCAAGCATCAGAATCATATTGACTTCCCCATGAATCAGGAGATTGTACTAATTTATCAGTATCAACCTGCTTTATAACTACTTCACCGTTTTCATCAATATAACCAGAAGCACGATTAAATAATGTTTTATCATCAGGATCGAAAGCATATGAACCATTATCATTTAAAGATGAATCAAATTCAGCAGGATTTATAATTGAAAAATTCGAGGAATAAACCAACTCAGCCTTAAGAAAATCTATCATATAATCTTTATTGTAACCTTGCTGAAAAGAAGATTGATTAAAAGGAATAACACAAACGGAATCCTTATCATTACGAACAGCATAAACAAGGACATCATACTGTCTATATCGTTCTAAAAGCATTTGAGAAAAAGAAACAGTAACATCATCATTAGAATTGGCTGAAACATAATGCCAAGTAGAGGGAGTATAAGTATTAATAATTCCACTACAATCCGAACCATCGTTCTTAGGAAGATAACACCATTCATCAGTTACATAAGCATAAGCAGGATTTCCCGAAAAAACCTTTCCATTAGGAGAACCAAAATATTTATCAGGTGAAATATAAAAGGTTTCTCCATGAGGAACTATAAACCAAGCATACTGAATAGGAAATTTTGAATTATTTGTAATAGTTAAATTTATAGTTTCAAGAGTAGTCTTTTTACCGTTTACATTTATAGTTCTGTTAAACGTATCGGTAAGCTCAGGGTCAAACTTGACATCAACTTTCAGCTGGTTGGAAGAAGAACTACCATGATTAACAAAATCAGGGAATGGGAAATCGGGGATATTACTGTTTTGATAAAGATAAACATAACTATCGTTAATATAATCAGATTCAGGTAAAGACTGCATTTTGAAAGTTTCCATAGAAAAATATGAAGTATTTGTATAATAAAGAAGATTACCATATTCTTTATAATAAGATTTAATATTACCTAAATCAGTCCTAATTTGATATGAATCATCAATGTCAAAATGTGTTAAAATAGTAAATGTATCAGAATAATCTTCACCTAATAAAATTCCATATGAATTTGAAGATACAATATCAGATGATTTTAAAAATACAAAATAAACAGATAAAGTAAGAAGACCACCATTTTCAACAAAATATGAATAACGAGATTCATCACAATAAAAGCAAACAAAATAGTAAGGATAATCAACATTACCCACTTTTTGAGAAAGAACAGGCTGAAGCTCAGCAATAAGAGATTCATCATTGTAAAAATATTTTTCGTCATATGATTCAAGCGTTCTCCAATACTGACTATAATCCACAGCAGCAGAAGAATTAAAAACAACCTGTCCGCAGCCGATAACGTTCAGCAGCATAACAAACAATGTCGGTATCAATAAAAGATACTTCTTCAACAAAAAAACCTCCTGTCCGACTTGAACAGGAGGAAAAACTTGACCTAAAGCAACTAAGTGGCAAGCTTGCCTCCTGCCAAGTTTAATTGTAAGTATTATTTATCTGCGTCTGCCGACGCGGATAACTGAACCGAAAAGACCTATTGCACCGCCGACAAGCGCCATTCCGACAAAAGCCATTGCAATGGGACTTCCGGTTATCATGTTTGTTGCAGAAGTAAAAAGAGTTGAAATATCTGCAATAGCATCAGAAATAGTTCCGCCTACTCCTTCGGCTGCAACAATGGGCATAATATCCATTTTTCATACCTCCTGTCTTTAAGATTAAGTGTGTGTAGCTCTGACCTGCGCTAAGGCGGATACAGAGTTTTCATAAGCCGGATCATGACTTGTTCACCTTGTCAAGAACCTTGAAGCCGTTAATATCAAAGCCGTCTTTGGTTCGCCCGAATGTGAACTCTATCTCTCGGTTGAAACAGCGAGCAAGAGCAACGTTGAGTTCTTCTTCGGTTGCAGTTTCGGGCAAATTGAGAGACTTTTTAACAAGTGCAGACTTCATCTTTCTTTCGCCTACTGCAAGACCAAATTCGCCTTTTTGCATATCTTCATCTGTAGCATAGCGAAGCGTTCTGTTAGACCACGGGATCACTTCTCCCGATGTCTTAGAAACTATTTCGCCGCTCATTGCAAGAAATCCTATTAACTTGATCATTTTCTTTCTCCTACCCTGTCGGTTATGGGCAACACCGTATTTTTGACACTGTCGGCTTTGTGCCTTGCCGTTTCTCTATATCAAATAGCTTTGCTATTTATAGACTTTTTATTTTTTACATGCTTCTGAATTTTTTCTAATATAAAAGTTGCTAAATCAGACAATGCAGCAGGAAACAAAATAAGTAAAGCACCATAAGCAGCAAAAATACAAAGAATATTTTTTGCATCATCTGAAAGTGAATCAAGAGATTTGAAAAATGCTTCATAATGATTTAAACCATAAGCAGTAATAACAAAAGGATATATAAGACAAAAAATATCAATAAGTAAATATATAAATCTATAAAATTTTTTCATTTATTTTAACCTCAGATAAGATAACGTTGAATCGCTCCCCGACTTACTACCAACAGACCTTTTACTGTGATTCAGTCGGGCGAGCTTCTGAACGAGACTTATAACGCGCTGTCTTGGCTCGGCTGATATATGGCTTTCACAACACTCAGCGAATGGATTTTTACTTTGAATCCCTTACAGAACGCAGCTAAATTAAAGCCGTGTTCTGTAGCACCTCTGTCATTCATTCACCGTAGTTGACTTTCTGCTTGTAAGGGATTCGGTACAGATAAATTTGATTAGAGATTTATCTTAATTCTATTATAGTGCAATTCGTTCTAAAAAGTCAATATGTATTTAGTACAAAATGCAGTAAACTATTTTATACAATATTGACAAAAAGCAATAAATAGGAGATAATAAAGAGGGTGATAAAATGAAAAATAATCTTCAAAGCGTTCTAAAGCAATTGAGAACAGAAAAGAAAAAAACACAAACAGAAGTTGCAAAAGCCATAAACATTTCACAAAGAACCTACAGTAATTATGAAACAGGAAGTAGAGAACCAAGTATAGACACATTAATAGATATAGCAGATTATTTCAACATATCAATTGATTTACTTGTAGGAAGATATGAAAAGAAAGTATCGTAAAATAAATTAAATAATAGGGAGAGAAAATGGAACAAGATTATAACGAAAGAAGATTAGAAGCCGAATTAGAATTAATACAAGTAGAAATCAATGAAAAAGAAGCAAAAGAAAAACTATTTTTAACATTAAACACAATACTTAATATAATAGGAATAACATTGATATTAGTAATAATATTTTTAATAATAATAGTGGCAAAAGCTATATTGTAATAAAATAGCTGAGTTAACGAAAAAAAGATATAAAAAGAGGTAAAAAATGCACCTATTTGGATATAAATGGACAATACAAGAAGTTTATTTAACAATAACTGTACTGATATTAATTATAACAAACATAATAACATTGGTTAAATACATTGGATTAAAAAGAGGAAATAAAATAGATAATATAAGCGAAAGCGATAAAACCCAAAAAGCAATCAGAACACTAATAGCAACAACAATAATAATAATGATTATAATAACAATAATTGTTATATTATTAAACATACATAAAATTTTATTTTGGTTAGGAATAATGCTTAGTTAAACAGAAAACATGAATTTATACAAAATGCACAAAAGAAAACCAAAAAACAACGCTGCTGCAAGAGCGATCAGAGTTAGATCGAAGATGCAGCAGCGTTATTTTTTTACAATTTTTCGTCATAATGCACAAACTCCCCCAGTCCCCCTCGAAGAGGGGGATTGACTTTTACACAGGGGGGAGGGAGGCAACAGCTCTCAGGAACACCGAGAGTTTTCTTAAATGGCTACGCCATTTTATAGTTGTTGGAAGCTATGAACATTTTTTCTATCATGGGTTGTTGGAGCTGTAATTTGTACTTGAATCGTTGAAAGCTGTAAGCGAGCCGTTGAAAGCCATTGAAAGCGTTGGGAGCCGTTCCGAAACTCCACGGCTCCCAACGCTTCCAACAGCTTCCAACAACTCACTTAAGAGCTTCCAACAATTACGGGACGGCTACGCCGTATCTTATCATATCTA